CATACGGTCGTTGTTAATATCGTACTGACGCACGATACGCATCGAGATACCGTTATGCACTTGACGCGAAGCCATATCGACACCTTGCGGAAGCAAGAGGTCAGCCGTAGCCAGCGTGATCGCGTTCTTGTGGTAAGCCAAGTTTTGCGGATACACCGTAGACGCGGTTCCCACAAATGTTACCGCAGCGTTGTCAGCGGGAAATGCATCAATGGTTGCCAACGCATTGCTGGCCGTATACATCGGCGGCGAGATAGCCATGTTTGCTAAAGCATTGCTAACACCCGTTTGCGCTGCGGTCACTACAAACTGTTGCAGGCTACCAGTGCTAAGACGGGTCTGCGGGTTAACCGCATAGACGCCAGCAACGGTAAATACATCGCCAACAGTCACTGTGTCAGTTGCGCCCGTAAGGCCGTCAATGCTAATAGTTGCTTGCCCTTGAGTGCTAACCGCACCGTTTACCAGAATGGTGCCTGCGCGACTGCCCGTGGTGTGGTTGACAATCGACTGCGACATATTCATTTCGTCGTAGCCGAGAACACCTTCACCCATCATGCCGGTCTTGAACTGGCGGGAGATCGTGGCCGTCGGGTTGAAAAAACCACTCAAGCCGTTTACCAGGCTAGCGTTAGCAGCAGGGTTTACGGTTGCACAGCGCGGCGACATAGGCGTAGCCGATTCGTTCAGCTTCTGTTGCGCTTGCAGCAGAACGAGCGCGGTGGCCGGCGAGGTGCCCGGAGTACCGACGGTGTTGGAAATAGCCTTGTAAGCATTGGCAACGTCAGCATCCACACTGGACGCCAATTGGCTAATACGCGGTTTAAGAACACGTTCCGCGAAGTCGTCCAACTGCATCGTCAGTTCGGCAGAGGTAAAGTTAATGCCGATGTGCTTTTGGGTCGAAACCGTCAGCGTGGTGAATTGCTCGTTGTCGTCCTGAACTTGCAGGGCGGCACCGTCCGTCACCAGCGCGCGATCCGGCAGACGAATCCGCAGAACCGAACCGATCTTGGCGCCTTCAACGGCAAAGCTGTCGTCGTATTCTTTGTTGATGTTGCGGGAAAGTACCAGATTGTTCTCCAGAATTTCCAGAGATTTCCGGGTAATCATATCAATGGTAAGCAGGCTATTGCCCATGAAAGACTCCTAAAAGTAGTTAGCGGTTCCTTGCTTCCTGCTTTTTCACTTGTCTAGCTCTATCAGCTTCAATCCACTGGCTTGTGGTCATGCTTTTAATTGACCTTGGGTCTGTGGTATCAAAATTGCCGGAGTGACCTCCGCGAGCCGTAACAGGTGAAATCGGCGCAGGTGCGCTGGATGTGCGTTTTGTAACGGGTTCGGAAGCAACCTTCGCTTCCAATCTTCCTATCTCTTTGGCCTGCAAGAACGGTTCAAGGCGAGATATGCGGTCAGCTTCCTTGGGGTTTGCGCCGAGATAATATGCAATATCCGGGCCGTTATCCGAGGCTTGAATGGTTTGGGCCATCACGTTGGTAATCGGTAGCTTGGGGTTATACGCAACTTGTTCAAAGTCCTCGTATTTGCCTCGCGCATCTTCTTCCTTTTCGTGATAGTTACCAAGCAACTCCTGTTGCTGTTTCGCGTATTGTTGCTGCTGGACAATCTGCGCTGCTTTGGAAGTCGTCAATGCATCAACGTATTCCTCAGTCGTCGTAAACTGTTCCGGCTTAACATGCTCTACAGGGACGGGCTTTGGTGCTTCGGCCTGCCGTGCTTCGCGTTCCCACTTTCGCTGCTCTCTTGCAAGTCGTTTGCCGATGGCGGCATCCAGATCATCCTGGCTAAATAGCTTCGGAATCTCTTTCGGTTCACCTTCGGGTGCTGCTTCCGGCGCTACTATCTCAGGCGCAGGCGCTGCCGTAGCAACCTGTTCCGGCGCGGGTACTTCCGCTATTACTTCGTCAGACATGGCTTGATTCCTTGGAATCCCCAGTGAACCTCACTGGTAAGGTTTAATTACTTATTTTCAACCCAGTTTAACGTGGTTTCGTCCCACTGATACAGCTTATTGTCTGTAGGCATCGGCACTGGCGCTTCCCACCGGCAGGTTTTCTCGTTAAGCGTCCACGACGGGAAAGGTTGCGGAGCGATAAACGCATCGCGCGCTGCGTCGTAAGAGTATCCGATCCCGGCAAAGTTCTTGCGGATCTTGCCGTTGTAGCTGGTCTGCTTCCAATCGCCGCCAAGCAAATTTTTACAGAACGCAGCTCCGATAGACTCCATTTCAACGCCTTCAACGGTTGCTGTGTCTGCGTTATCAACAACAATCACCTGCACGACTAAGCCATTTTCTACTTTAGCAAAGTGGCTCAAAATGTAATGCTCCCTGAAGCCGTCCATTGATAGACCCGATAGCCGCCAGCCACCGTTATTGTCGGGGAGCCAGTTGTAGACGCTGCCGCAGTAAAGGAATCTGCGTAGCGGATTATCACAATGCCGGAGCCGCCAGTGCCGCCCGTTGTCGTTTGTGAACCACCGCCACCGCCGCCCGTATTGGCCGTTCCGTTTGATCCAGAACTTGTGCCGCCGTTACCGCCGCCACCTGTGCCGCCGTTACCGGGCGTTGTGCTAAATACGTTTGCGCCAGAACCGCCGCCGCCGGCATACGTTACGGACGATCCGCTAATGCTTGACGCAGTTCCAACGCCACCAGAGCCGTTTACACCACTAGAACCATTGCCGCCAACAGCCCCCGCGCCGCCCCCGCCACCACCGGCATAGTTAGCCGATCCGTATGTAGCACCGCCGTTGTTACCTTGCCCTGCCGTCCCGTTGCCGCCAGTGTAATTAGTTCCGTTAACAACAAGACCTTTGCCGCCACCAGACCCGCCGGTGGTAGCCATATTTGCGTTGAAGTTTGCCGCACCGCCGCCGCCACCGTCACCCTTTACGGATGTGATTGTGGAAAACACAGAATCGTTACCCTGCGATGCATCAGCGCCAGCCGCACCGCCAGCACCGCCAGCACCAACCGTTACCGTAATTGGTGTCCCTGATGCCACTGCAAACCCGGTGGCCGTCCTGAAGCCGCCCGCGCCGCCACCGCCCCCGCTAGACCCACCGCCGCCACCACCACCGCCAGCAACGACAAGGTATTCAACCGCCGTTGGAGCAGTAGCCGCCGCCGGCCCGCCAGCTAAAAAGAAGTTTTTAGCAGCAAACATTACGGGGTGTAGCCTTGCGCGATTGAGCCATACCAGTTTGTGCCGTCAGCAATAAAGGTCAAGATATCCATCTTGCCAGCAGTTGCGGTAATCGTCGGAGCGCCGGCAGTCCCAAATTTTACGCCGGTAAATGTTGCCGTTCCGTTTCCAGTAGCCGCCGCTTGCTTAAGCAAAAGCACAAAGGATTTGCCCGCCGTTGCGGTCGGCATCGTGAAAGTGCAGGCCGTAGAAGCGGTCAAAGTAGCGGTCTGGACTGTTCCGCTAGTTAGCGACAAAGTGGAAGAACTCGTTACCGTTCCAATAGCGACAACGGATTCAACGTAATTTGTTACGGTCGGATTTGTCAGCGTCTTGTTCGTCAGCGTGTCCGTTGTTGCCCGGCCTACCAAGGTGTCGGTAGAAGTCGGCAAGGTTAGCGTGCCGGTGTTAGAGATCGTAGCGATGATCGGTGTGGTCAACGTCTTGTTCGTCAACGTGTCCGTTGTAGCTCGGCCTACCAAGGTGTCCGTAGACGTTGGCAAGGTCAGCGTGCCGGTGTTTACAATTGTAGCGATGATCGGTGTGGTCAACGTCTTGTTCGTCAACGTGTCCGTTGTAGCTCGGCCTACCAAAGTGTCCGTAGTGATCGGCAATGTCAGCGTTGGCGTGCCAGCCACGGCGGGCGTTACGATCGTCGCCGTGCCCGACGTGCTGCCCGTTATTGCTATAGCTGTAGAGCTAACAGACCTGCCTGCGGTCAAGTTGCTTACCGTAACATTAACGGTTACGCCAGATTGAACAATCGGCAATACCTCTGTGCCAGCCAGGGGCGTGGTTGCTGCGGTAAGCGCGGAGATTTTTACGTTAGCCATAATTTTTTAAGATTTCATAATGTAGCAAAGGGCGTAGTACGGTGGGAGATTTTGGTTGGTTCCACTTACACTCCCAGCCGGGGCGGCGTTAGTGATACTTGCAAACCCGGTGCTTGTTGTTGTAGCTCCAGATTGAACGGGTCTATCTGCGCCGCCCCCTGTTCCGTTCGCTGTAGTAGTGAACGGCGTAGTATGCGTATGCCCTGCGTCTGTGGCTATGTGGGTGTGGGTAACTACAACCGCATCGGCAGAACCACCCGTTGCGTTAACCGCATACGTAGACCCGGCGCCCACAACAAACCGATCCCTAAGATTGGGCGTGCTTAAGGTGCCGTCGCACAGCAACCAACCAGTAGGAATAGAACCAACACTTCCAGACCATATGATAATCATGCCCGCGACAAAACTTGCCTGCATGGTCGGCAAAGCACCGACGCCGTTGCTAGTCAGCACTTGCCCTGTAGTCCCTACCGAGGCTATAGATTGCAGCGCGCCTGTAGCGGTAGTGCCACCGCATACCACCGCATAGGCGGTAGCCGTTGCACGCCCCGTGCCGCCCGACGAAACCGGAAGGGGATTACCGACACCCGCTATGCCGGAAATATCGTCGGCGCTCCACAACTGAACATCGGCATCGGTTTTTAATACAAATTTATATGCCGTCGTAATGGTTAGCCAGACTTCGGTAGTGCCCGAAACACGGCCCGCAGCGTTTAATATAATTGGATTTGAATTAGCTGTTAGGCCATCGCTAGCGGTATAGCTAGTCTCGGGCGTCGTAGTGCCTGCGGCATAGGTATACAACCTGCCACCGGCCAAAGGGACGCCGTTGGAATCAAAAAACTGCCAACCTGCGCCAGCAACGGGAGAAAGACCGACGGTCATTTTTGCTTACTCATATATGATTGTTGCGACTACCGTTCCCGATATGACAACGTAAAGCCCTTTGCTTGCCGATATACCATTATTGGTAAACAGATAGTTACCCGCAGCGGTGGGGGCAAACACGCCGAGTATTGTAGGGTCGCCAGTGCTTGCGGTGCCGGAATCGTAAACCGTGATAAGCGGCGTTGCGCTTGCGGCGCTAACAAAGATGCCTTTCAAGACCGTAAACCCGACTTTGACTTGATTAGTTGCGCTAATGCTTTTGTAATTGGCTGACATGATGTTGTCCTATGCGAGGTATTTCAACTTATAAATTGTGCGTAAATAAATTTCAACGATGTTGTCAATAAGTTGTTGCAACGCCGTGTCCGACTTGTCGCATACATCATACCGAACCGATTCAATTTCTTTTAGCTGGTTGTCCAAAAACTCAATGATGTTGGTCGTTTTCTTAGCCGACATAAGCGAGATCGGGCCAATCAAACCATTCCGGCCTTGGTAGGCTTCTGCAAAATCGTCAGCAGCGCTCACAATACGGTCGTAGAAAATGTTCAAGGCTACGTGCTTGGAGTAGCTGCGGGTGTTGAGATGGACGCTATGCGCCACGTCCCGCGCTAGGAACAACATCCCCATAAAGTCGCAGGCTTTAGTCACTGTGGCATTCCCTGCGGTGGCATTTGTTCCATGCCTTGCGGTGGCATCATTTCAGGCGGCATTTCCGGTGGCATCTGTCCCATGTCCGGCTGGCCTTGCATGTGCGGCATCCCTTGCATCATATCTTGCGGCATCATGTCTTGGTCACGCCCGGGCATTTCGTTAATCAGATCGCCCGAGGTAATCATGCCGTGCACGGTGCCCAAAACTATATCTTGAATCTGTTCAAGCGACATGCCGGCCTGCACCGCGCTGATGCGTTTGGTTTCGGCGTCGTATCCCTTAACCATACTGTCAAACTGCTTAACCTGTAGTTCCTGCGCTTCCATAGACTTGTTGACGTTTTGCAGCATGCCGTGCATCTGTTCCATTTCCTGTGCCATGGCCTGCATCTGCTGGTTGGCCGCTTGAAGCGCAGGATCGTCCTCATTGGACAGCAGTTTCGGGTCAATCGTCTTGGCAAACCGTGCGGCCATTTCCTGCGCGCCCGGCCAGTCCATGTGTTTGATAAAGAGATCGCCGGCCACCGCCCACAGTTGCGGGTTGCCTTGCAGCAGTTGGCTCATGGCGTCGAGCGACTCTTGCCGCTTGGTCATGTAGCTCGGGCCGGTAGTTACCGCAACGTCATACTTGCCGACATTGGGGTTGTAAATCTTCTTGATAACGATGCCCTGCTCGTTCTCAATCTTCTTGACCGCCATTGGTTGCGTCGGGTCAATCATGGCCTGGTCGGTTTCGCCATCCAGACCAATGATGCGGGCAATGCGTTGCGTGTCGTAAATCTTCGGGATTAGATCGACCAATTGCCGCGTCGCGTAGCGAATGGCGCGCGCCAAGTTGTCTACGTAGTGATAGGTGCCCGTATCCGACTGCTTTTCCCGCGCCAGAATAGCCCGCCCGGAGCGTTCGTTGCTGGTGGCGCCTAGACTGCTATCGTACTGCCCGGTTGCGCTCTTAATGTCGTCGGCGGCGCCTGCTTTGGCTTGCAGCAGGCCGCTGGACGCCATCGGCGGCTGTGACCGCGCCGGCAACGGTAGCACGCCGCCCTGGCCGTCAGTCACATCCGGGTTAACTTCCAGATACGGCCAGTTGTTGATGTTGGCCGTTTTCCACTGCGTTTCGTAACCCTCAAACTGACCGCCGTAGCCAATAAACGGTGCTTTTGGCGCCAGCGCCAGCATTTCTGCCTCTTGGCTAACCCAATAGTTATACATACGCTGCGCATCTTTAGCGTTTCGCACTAGCCCGCTGACGTACATACGGCCATCTATCTCAAATTCGTTGCCAATTACGCGGATAACGGGGATATATTTGCCCGCCCAATCGCGTTCTTCCAGCACCTCAAAACCGTTGGTTTTGCACCATTTGACCGACCTAACGTCCACATCTCGGGTCTTTAGGGGCTTTAAACCCATCATTTCGGCCTGTTTGGCCTCCGGCGAGCCAGCCATTGCGGTGATGCCGCTGTGATACTGGTGCAGTTTCTTGGCCTCATGCTTAATGTAGAAGTATTCCGCAATCCGCACTGTGTCTTGGTTAATCCACGCGTTTAGCTGCCCGTCGCCCACGCCGTAAGCTAGGCTTGACAGCGGTGCCGCGTTAGGGAACTGGCGTTCGTAGTCGTCTTTGGTGATTTCTTGGTTGATAAAACACCATTCGGCATCCGAACCGCACGGGTCTTGGATCGTCGGATCCATATAGACGCTAAACGAGTCCCGAATACGCCCAATCCGCAGGTCTTGCTCAAAAGTGTTGTCGTCGCAGTATTCCGTTAGGATGCGAAAGTAACCCTCGCCAAATGTCACCTGGTTGTCGCACGCCGTGTCGTAGGCTACGTCAGCGTCCGAAATATACTCTATGTGCCGCACCAAACCGTTGAATATCTCGGCCACTTCAACGTCGGCCTTGTCGTCAGCCGGTATTACCTTGCCACTTGGCCGGTTCTGCCGCTGGTCGTTGGTCACTTGCAGCACATGCTGCGGCAGCTTGTTGATGGTTAGGCAGGGGCGCGCGTTGATCGTCTGGCCTTGCACCGAACCGCGTGTTGCCAGCACATCTGCCGGCCATTGCCACTGGTTGTCCGGCGAGGCCGCGCGAAAGCGCAGGTCGTCCAGTTCGTCCTCGCGGCTGTCCGAATACGCGCTGATCGCCATCGTGAGGCGCGTACGCATGGTCGCCAGCATCTCGCCATTGTCCCGGTCGGACTTAGTGCCGCCCGACGCCACGGCGCCGGCTTCGTTAATGCCTGTATCCTGATAGGCCACTACTTACCCTTCTTCTTGCCCGCCGCAGCGCGCTTGACGGAATAGGCGATTGCCACGGCCTGTTTCATCGGCTTGCCCGCCTTAACTTCTGCTTTGATGTTCTTGCGGAAGGCCATCGAACTGGGTGACTTAACAAGAGGCATGTTATCGTTTCTTTGCAGTTTTGGCCGATTGCTTGAACGCCTTGGCAGTCGGCGCGCCGGGGGCACCCGGCTTACGCATCTTCTCTTTGCTGCCAGCAGCGATACGGGCTTTCTTGGCATTAATATTGGCGTAGAGTCCGGGTTTCATGATTAGCACTTCCATCGTCTAAGGGATGCTTTAGCACGTTCTGCCGGGCCTTTGGCCTTGGCCACCACGCCAGACATGCGGGCGCAAAACGACGCTTTGCGCCCTTTTGCGGCGGGTGTTTTGGGGTTCGGTGCCGGAGCTTTCAAGTTGCTGCCGGTAGCTGCATTATATTTAGCCCGCCCTTTGGCGGTCAGGCCAGCGCCCTTGCTAACCGGGCGTTTCTCGCCACGGCCAACCGATAGCGATACGCTTTTCTTCATCTAGCTACCCATCCAAGAGTTAGTCACGCCAGCGTGCGATGACGCGCTGCGTTTGGCCGGCTCGCGGTATTCGCGGTGCGCGACGGGGAAGGCAAAGGTTACGGCCAGCGCGTCAGCAGCATCCGGTGATGCCAATCCACGACTACGCATCTCTTTTTTCCCCTCAAGGAAAATGGTGCCGCTGCTGTTAGGCTTCTTCATGGGGCCGACCAGATCGGCTTTTAGCTGACGGTCGTTTGGAATGGAAGCTGTTTTCAACCAATCTTTCATGGTGCCCCACATCTCAGCCCGCTTGTTGCCCCACATAATAGAGTTCTTGGCCTTCCAACCAAAGTTTACCCCGCGTACCTTATAACGCTGCTCGGTCAGCCTGTCAAGTATGCCGTAGCCAAGGCCACCTTCGTCAATTACCGACAGAATCGGCTTGTATTCCTCGATGGCGTCGATTACCCGCCCGACGATGGTCATGGTGTCCTCGCCCGAGTAGCGTTTGATTGCCACAATGTCCCGCCCTTGGCGCACCACCAGCACAGTCGAGTCAGCGCCGCCTCTGGCCGGGTCTATACCTAATACTATAGGCGCAGTGGTGTCCTTCCACCGTTCGCGGTTCATAGCGTCCTCGACCAGCATGGGCTTAATGAACTGATCCTCGCCCGCGTCGGGGAATTCACCATACACCTCGACCTTGGCCTGTGGTGAATCCTTGCCATACTCCGCGATGATTTGCTCGTATACCTGCTTGTCCGTGTCCTCGACCGTTCTTGCATCGACGCTGCGGGTGTTCCAAAACGCCCGCTTGGCGTGGAAGCACTCAAAGAAGTAACCCTCGTTGCGGCGCGGGTTGCTGAAGGCAAACCAATACCGGTCTGGCGTGTTTTCCGTAAAAAACCCGGCGCCTACCTCCCATATTGGGTTGGGTATGCCTGACGACTCGTCAAAGATGAGCATCATGCCGTCCTGGTTATGCACACCCGCGTAGCTGTCTGGATTCTCCGCCGACCACAGCTTGCCCTCTGCCGCCCAGTAGCGTGTGCCTTTCTTCAGGTCGCGTTCGACCAGTTCGCACAGCCACTGCGCCGGCACCAGCTTCGTCGCGCTGATCTCAAACCAATGGTTGTTGATGGTCATTGCCGCCCACTTGGTCAGTTCAGCCCAAGTTACCGACCGTAACTGTGACTCCGAGTTTGCACTGATGACGATGCTGCCGCCGATGCGGGTGGTCAGCATCCACAGCACCAACCAAGACACTAAGGCTGACTTGCCAATCCCGCGCCCGGATGACACCGCCTCCCGCAGGGTGTCCATCTGCACCTTACCTTTGTTACCTTGTATATGCGCCTTGATGTCGCGCAGCACCTCGCGCTGCCACTTGCGCGGGCCTTTGAACTTATGCAGCGGGGTGTTCTTCTGCCCCCAAGGAAACGCAAAGAGGACAAACGCCTCCGGGTCGTCTTTAATCTGCGCGCTCCATAACTCCACCATTAACTTCTGTTCTTCGTCTGACTTATAGATGGGCTGTTGCATCATGCACTCAAAGGTCGGTGAGAATGAAGTTTAGCCGCAGCGGCGGCATACGCGGTAACCGCATCTGCAACGTCGGTAAAGTATCCTAAATGCCTTAGCTTACGGTTAAGTTTTATTTCGGCGCGCCACTTATTGGCTTGTCTAGACCACGTAACACCTCTATAGCCTGACGTGTTATTGCATTGTAGACCAACGTTTTGCTTATTTTCGCTTCGCGTAGCCGTTCGTAAATTAGCGATGCGGTTGTTTGTTTTATTTTGGTCAATATGGTCTGTGTCCGCAACAGGAAATACGCCGTACTCGTATAGCCACGCTAAACGGTGCGCTTGGTAAGATTTACCCGTTAACTTGATTTGCACATACCCGCTGCCGTTAACGCTCCCTGTAACAGCGCCAAGTGCGCCGCGTCGGCCACGTTGTTGGGTATTTGTAAATACGCCGGTTGCCGAGTCGTAGTGCAAGAGTTCTTTAAGCCGCGCTTGCGTTAGAATGTTGGTAGCCATGCGATGTGTCCTCATCGTTATTGGTAAGAAGCCCTCGACCGTTGATGCGTTCGGGGGCTTCGTCTATTGTAGCACTGCCTTCGATCACCCTTGCGCGGGCTTCTTCCAGCGCCGTGATGACGCTAATCTTCTGATACACGTCCACACTGATCTCTTGCCGGGCTGTCCAACCGTGGACGTGTTGCAGGATCGCCAGGCTCGCTTTAGCGTCGCCTTGTTCCGACGCCTCGTTCAGACGGCGGGCGGTTTGCATCTCGTTGTCAGCCTTGCCCTTCTGCGCGGCCATCTCGGCCAATGGGTCAAATTGGCACAATTGGCGATACTCCGTGGGGAGCATCCCGGCAGCTAGCGCCAGTGAGTCTCCTTTTAATCCCAAATTAGATGCAGTGTATATGGCGTTCAATCGCTGCTCGGTCGCCTTGACAACGCGGGGTGCAAAAGGGAGTGACTTGAACATAACCTGTTATAGCACGACTGTTTTCCGTTTGCCAATATGACAATTTTGCCTATGTTGTAGTTTGTAAGCCTTTAGCTTGCGTGTTTGCATTTTTAAAAAAAATTGTTCGTGGAGGGTGCCGTGACCGACACGGCCAGCGCCGGGGCCCCCCACCCCCATGCTGCATTGCAACATGCGCCAAGCTGGCAGGCAGGCAGGCAGGCAGGCTGGCTGGTCGACCGGCACCTGGTCGACCGGCACCTGGTCGACCGGCACCTGGTCGACCGGCACCTGGTCGACCGGCACCTGGTCGACCGGCACCTGGTCGACCGGCACCTGGTCGACCGG